CCTTTTTTGTTTAGGCCTCCTGATTTACTCTTTCCTTCTTTTCTTGTCCATGCAGCTGTCTTTGGCATTATCTCATAGCCATGCCATATCCTCGTACAGCTAGCCCTCCTGACCTTGCTTTTAGTGTTTTAACATTTGATGGTTTTGGACCTGTGTTTGAGGCTTGTTGTTTTCTTTTAACAGCACTTGTTTTTTGACCTTTGGACATACCTCTAGCTTTAGCTATAGGAACACACTTAGGATAATTTTTTCTTTTTTCTTTACCGCTTCTACCGCATTTAGGATAAGAACCGTCAGATTTTTTATTGGCTATATCTACCCAATTTTCTTTAACCCAAGCTCTTAATCCTTTTTTAGCCATTAATTTAGTGAGGTTGCTTTTCTACGAGTTACTCCGCCACAAGCTGCGGCTATAATTTTACCGCCTCTAACTTTTCTGTCTGCAGAAACTTGTTTTCTTGATTGTGATATCTCATTTATAGAACCACCCATTGCTTTTTTCTTTGGTTTCTTTTTGCCACCTGGTGTTACCTTGCCTGAACACACTGCAGATGCATACATGTTAGCATAAGCACTTGGATATACCTTAAACTTTCTTTTTGCTGCGGCTTTTCCTTTTGCACATAATTTTCCCATTTTAAGTCCTCCCTTTATTCATTTGAGATTGCTTTACAGCTATGTTTTCTCTTTGTTGTTCTTTTTTCAGTAGTCTATCTTGTGCTCTTTCACTTCTATCCATGTTGCGATCTCCCTCAGCTTTGTCAAGAGCTACATTTGCCTTTAACTGAGCTATATCTTCTTGAGATTGCATTCTTTCTCTATCAACAGCATCCTTTTGTTCTAGTTTTTTCTCATCTAGAGCTTGTTTTTGACCCTGTTGCATTGCTTTTAGCTCTAAATCGTTCTTTTTTAGGTCTATTTCTTGTTGTTTTAGTTGAATTAGTGGATCTGACCCTGTTTGATCAAACATTTCTTGCTCTTCAGCTACCATTTGTTCGATTATCTCTGCAATTTTGACTGCAACAGCACTTTCTGTCTGTGCTTGTAGTTGTTCTTGTTGTTCAGGTGGTATTTGACCCCCTGTTTGTTGCATTATTTGTTGCATTTCAGGTGCCATTTCTTCTTGTATGATGTTTCTAGCCATAAATCCAACATGTTCTGTTATGTGTGATTGCAACATTGACATAATTGGAGGATTTTGTCTTACTAAACTTGAAGACATAAAGGCTCTGTGTGCTCTAATGTGTGCAGAATGATCCTGATCAGGAAATGCTACAGGTTTTTGTGCTACAAGAGCACCTGCGTTCTCCATGGCAGGATCTTTTGGTTGTGGCTGAGGTGGTGGAGGTAATACTTTTTCAATATTTTGAACTCCAAGAGCTTCGTACATTCTTCTGTAAGCTTCATGTAAATTATGTATTTGAGGATTTGACTGAGCAAGTTGTAACTGTGTTTGTGCAAGAGTTACACGCTGTGCCATAGAAAATATGTTTGGATCTGAAACAGGAATGACATCTACTCTGTCATCAAAGTCTGTTTGCTTAACCATTTGATTACCACCTGCTACCATGTAAGGATATTCAGGAGGTAAGTATTCTGAAAATACTTTTGATAATAAATTAAATTCTACTTTTTGAGCATAGTGTAATCTTTTGTGAATAGCAGACATAACTTTCATGCCACGTTCTAAGATAGCCATAGTTGTTCCAACAGGTTGTTGCTGACTACCACCCTCACCCATCATCATATCTGTTACACCTGCAAATCTTCTACCTGCTTCTGTAACAAATCCTAATAATTGAAATAAAGTTCCACTTGGTTCTTTGTAAGGTAAAGGCATAAGTGAATCACGTAAACTTCCGCCAGGTGCATCAACATCACGCCATTCTCCTGGCTGTAGTGGTTCATCATCATCTCTGACTCTAAGTCCTCTTGCTTTAAATCCTGCAGGTAAGTTTGATAGAGTTCCTGCATCTATAAGTTGACGTAAAGCTGCAGTAGCAGTTCTTGATAAACCACCTAGCATGTGTATAAGACCAAAGCCGTAGAAACCTAGACCAGGTAAAAACTTGTAGTGAGTAAAATATTGTTTCTTTTTTCTTAATGGATCTGCTTGATTCCAATTTCGATATATAGATAAAACTTCTCCTGTATCTTCATCAACAGTAACAATGTAAGGCAACATAATACCTGTGTTATTGTTTTGACCATCTTTGTCTTCAAATCCAGGAATGTCTAAATCAACATGCATCTCTAAAAGATTATGCTCTTCTTCACTAAATGAAACTTGTTCTACTCCTGATATCTCATCTTGTTTTTCTTTTATTTCTGATACATCAGATCTTGATGCTGATACATCAATATCACGATAAAAACCTGACACTTGATTTTTTCTCAAATCATTGTGTTTCATTTTTACAATGTGTGTAATACGCATACAAGTTTCTAAGTCTGAGATAAGGTAAGGAACTACTAAATCTTCTGCAGGTATAAATTTAGATACAGCTCGTTCTAGAGTTCCATCATAGTAAATTTTTTTGAAAGCTGATCCTGCTAAAGGTAAGTGAAATAACATTTGATCAAGCTCGGGATCAAACTCTTGCATGACATTGGTCACTTGATAGTTCATAAAACTTTTGATTCGCTTTGCTTGTGCTTCTACTTCAGGAGTAGGATCTCCCATAACTTGAGTTCTAACAGGTCCTCCTGCAGGAAGTAATTCTTTATAGGCTTGTGCCTGAAACTGTGTGACTGCCTCTGATAATAAAGGATGAGTTACACCTGTAGCACCTGGGAAAGGTGTAGTCCTCTCTTCATATTTAAATCCAAGTAGGTCTAATCCATCTTTGTAAGTGTTTTCCCAATCTGAACGAGAGTTTTTGTCATCTTCAAAGTTACTTTGAAGATCTGAAGATATCTTTGATAAAAGATCGTCGTCTAAGAATTCTGCTATATTTGATGTAAAATCGGTTTGTTCTGCCTGTGGTTGATTGGGATCAAAGTCAAGTGTAACTCCACCGTCATCTTCTGGGATTATTTCAACCCCATTTTGCATGTTATTTGAATCAGGTAGCTCTATAGATTGACCTTTTTCTTCAATCTCAAGAGGACCATCTTCTGTCTGTATGATTCTTTTTTCAGCCATTATTAAGCTCCTATGGGTCTCAGTATATCATTAATTGATAATACAGGGTTAAACATCTTTTTCTTTTGTACTATACCTCCATCTTTAAAGTATGTTGCATAAGGTGTCAACATGTCAGGTGTTAATTCTAATAAGTAAGTTTCTACTTCAGAACCTGAGTTACCGAAGTCTATTGTTCCTATGGATACATCAGAATTTTTTGATCTAGCTATTCTTCTCAAAGATTCTTCAGAATTACTTGTAAAGTGTGCTCCTGTATGATCTACGGCTTTGGGTCCACCATATTGCATATCATAGGCCACAGCTTTACCACTTCTATTAGGATCAGTAGGATCTAGCTTTATTCCTACTCTAGGATCTGCAGCTCTTACCGCCTTAGCAGGTGCTACAGCATAGTGAGAAGGAGCATCTCTGTTTATCTGTATGGCTCCGTTTTCATCGAAGTAAAATCTTTTCTTAGCTGCTTCATAGACATCATTTTTAATCAAGGCATCTACCCAATCTTTTTGATCTTTGAAAGGTATATTAGGAAACATTTGATTCATATCTACATTGTCAATTACTCTGTTGATTTCTCTTAAAGACTCATCTCTTAGTTTACCTGCAGCCTCAAGTGCTTTAAACATACCAGGAGTTACTCTGTCTATTTCTACTTTTGCTACATTATCAAATACTTCTTTTGCTTTATTTAAATTTGTTAGTTGCTCGTTAATCTCAAAAGCAGTAGCAGGTAAAGGTCTAAATACATTATCTAATCTCGTCTGTATGTTTTTAACTTCCTCTAAATCTCCTCGTTCAGCATAAGCTCTAACATCTTTTTTTAATTTTGCTTTGACACTTGCAGCTTTTTGTAAGAAGTCTGATTGTATTTCATCAGCCACACTAACAAAAACATTTGCTCCTGCTGCTGACTTACCTTTTCTAGTGCTGTTTAATGACCATCCAATAACATAAGGTTCAGAGTTTGGACCTAATTTATTTTTGGTGGCAAAATCAACATCATCTGTTACTTGTCTCATAGAAGAGTGACCTTCATATCTTGCTACGTCACTAGGAAGACCTCCAATGTCTCCTCTAATATCGGCAGAGTCTATCCATAAAACTCTTTCCTCTCTTGTTCCTGCTACATAGTTATCATTTCTTCCAGAGTCTCCGTATTTAAGGTTTCCTGCATAATCACCATACTTAGCTGATTGTATAGAATTAGAAGGAGATGATGCTACAAGGTCAGCAATCTCATCATAGGTTATAGGTGTGTTGTTTGTAAACTGTCTAGTCTCTTTATTAAATCCACCTTTTTTATTTAAATATTGTCTGATGTAAGCATCTTGTAGCTCACTCTCTCTAACACCGATAGATCTAAAATAGTCTTGCCATTCTTTTGCAGATAGAGCGATACTATCTCTTGCAACAGGTTGACCTTTGATAATTAAATTACCTGTAGGAGAGTTGATGTTTTGCACTAATCTTGAATAGTAAACTCTATTACTTCCTGTTCCAATAGCTGCATCGGGAGTTAAAGTAACAGCTAGTTGTGTTCCTGTTTTTTTCTTTTTGACTTTGACAGGCACTTGTACTTCTTCTACTCTAAATGTCAGCCCTTCTTGATTTCCTAGTTCTAATGCTTTTTGATTAGCATCATCTAATCCAGGAGATTGAAAAACTTTTTGTCCTTCAGGACTAATAATATTATAACGTGTTTCTGTTTCTCTTTTAAAAGGAAGCTTGGGTGCAGGTAATGCTTTTTGTTGAGACTTTTGAATATTTGTAATTGTTTTCGGTGCATCTCCTACCATCATCCAATCCATGATAGGTTTAAATACTTGTTTAAAAGGTGCTGCTTCTGCGGAAGGTATAAATAAATTACCTATCTTCGAG